CGCTTGTTGCGATAGACCAGTGCGGCCGATAGGTTTGTGACGACCAAGGGGCTCTGCAGCGTAAAGCGGTCCTTGGGGACTGCGATGGGCAGGTTGTTATCGACGTAGCCGTACTTGGAGTCGTTGTACTGAATCGCTTGGACTTCAAAGATGAGCTGGTCCGATTCCGCAATGGAAATGATGCGGTAAAGGGCTGCGTTCAGTGAGGTCCACTCCAGTACCCACAACGCACCAGCCTGAGTTGTGACGATGCCGTCGCAGGTGACAACGGTGCGGCCGTTGTCTTCTTCGTTGACATAACCAGTAATGATGTCGCCGCTTTGTGTAATAAGTGTGTCGTCGTTTTGGGCTGTAAGGGTGCGCAGGTCGGATGCACCAGCGAGCGTGGTGTAGTCGACGATGTTGAGCACCTGCAACTTGGGTTGCGTTGTGGTGCTGCCGTCGGGGTTGGTTACTGTTTCGCCGTCTGGGATGACGAGGGACAGCGTGTAGGAGATTGCCGGGTTTAGGGCAAGCACGGCGTCGAGTACCAGGCGGTTGCCGTCTACTTCGACGAGGCGGCCGGCTAGGCGTTGGCCTTGGCGGAGTGGGTCGGCGATCTGGATGATTTCGCCGACGCTGCTGGCCAAACCCTCGGCGGCGATGCGGAAGCTGACGGTTTCGGTTTCGTAGCGGTTGCTGAACAGCGTGTGCTTTGCTGCGCGAAGGGCTTGGCCGCGTGATGTAACACCAAGCAAGCGCAGGTCGATGGGGTTGTACCCGAGGCGCTGGAGCAGTTCGTCATCCTGCAGATATTCGACGACGCTGCTGTAGTTCTGCGCTGGGTCGTCCCAGTTGGCAATGCAGACTGTTTTGCGGGCGGTGCGGGCACTGCTGCTGTAGTTAAAGCACGGTGCGGTGATTTGACCGTCTTCGCCAACTTCTTGGATTACGTTGGCTTCGCTGAATTGTTGTACCGGAGGTTGCGGGCGATCCTGCGTTAGGTAGAGCTTGTTGTCGGCGTAGTAAATAAGGCCGCGAAAAACTGAGGCAAGAGAATTAAGGACTTCAAAAACTGCGCCAGCGTTTTGAAGGTAGACGTTGCAGGTGAAGCGGGGTTCGGTGCCGCCTTGACCGTCGTAGACCTGCTCGTCGCAATACTGCGAAATGGTGTAAAGGAACCAGGGGTCGATGGCGATTGACGAGACATACCGCCTTACGCCAAAGCGGGGATTGAGAACAATGTCGCGAAAGATCCAGGCCGGGTTGTCGGTCCACGCAGTTTTGAACGTGCCGTCCCAGAGGCCGCTGTAAGTGCGGGTAGTTGGGTCGTAGTTCTGTGGTACTTGAACGCGCTTGCCGCGCAAGCGCAGACTTACGTCGGGGATGGAGTTGAACTGGCGTGCGTCGACCTTGAGTCCCAGGTGGGCGGTGTTGGGGTAGGCGAACTTCTCGTCGACGATTTCGGTGTAGCTCTGCCAGACGATGCCGTTCTGTAGATAGGCACTGCCGCTATCGGCGGTTAGGCGTGTGACACGGATGGCCCACGGTGCAGTACCAGCAAGATCAAACTCGTATGCCCGCTGGAACTCGCTGTTGCTTTTGCCGCTTACAGTCGGTTCTGTGACGGTTACGAAGGGGCCGCCGTTGGCGCTGACGGCGATGCGGTAGGCGACGCTAGTTCCAGTGATGTCACCGTTGCTTTGGTTGGTTGACTGGAGTGCGGTGTGCGAAATTACGACGCGGCAGCGTTCCACGTCGGCATCGGTAATTGTGCGCGTAATCGGCCCTATAGCGGTAGTAACTGCGGTACTAACTCCGACTGCAGTTTCTACTGTTGAAAAACCGGTTAGGGGTGTCTGGGTTTCGTCTGTACCGGCGCGGTAATCGAGTGTGTAGCCGGTAAAGTTTGCAGTTCCATCCGTGTTTTTAATCGGCGTGGAATCTAGGTAGGTATCCTTTTCAATGCCATTGGGGAAACCTTCGATCTCTCCTTCGGAGATGGCATAGACGGTTTTGGCGAAAGCTGTCGAGAAGAGGTTGTTATTTTCCTCTGTTGGTGTGCGCGTTGGGGCGACAATTACCTGCGGCGCTTGTTGCTGCCCACCGCCGCCGCCGGCACCTTCAACGCGCAGATCTTCCATCAGATGCTGTTCTCGATTTCGACGCCAAAGCTAAGCACGGCCAGAGAGCCGATCAGCCGTTCGCCGTAGAGCACCGGCACCACGTCACCTTGGGCGGTATTGGCGTTGGATTTGTCAAACAGCGCACTTTTGAGCTGGTCGGAGCGGTCGGCTTGCGTGGTGGAGCCGAAGTCAGCTCCAGGCATTCTGGGTGTTGGTGTGAGTAGTTGCGCTACACCACCTAAGACCAAACTAAACCCGATACCAACAAAAGCAGTACCGACAGTACCAATACCTGCCAATCCGCCGAGTGCTACACCAGCAGAAACGATGGCGCCGATACCGAAAGTAAGCGCAATAATTGCAACACCGGCGATGATGCGGCCTACGGCGCCGCGGCCTGTGGGTTGAGGGGCAAGTACCACGCGCTTGCTGCAGGGCCAGTCGAGTTCGTCTTCGGAGAGGCCCATCGGGTCTTCGGTGACGACGCGCCAGGCGATGCCGTTTTCGGCGCTGTTTACCAAGAACAGGCGCAGTTCGGGCAGTTGGACGCACAGAGCGCGGATGGCTTCGGCGGCGCTGCCAACAGCAAGGCGGAATACGCGGCCAAAACGGCGCCCTGCTTCACCCAGCAAACGGACCGTTACCATCACGCAGACCTCCTCAGGACAGCATAGGTCTGCTCCCTGAAGTAGGGGCTGTAAGTGCTAAGACCGGATAGGCGGCCGACCAAGTGCTGGTACAGCTGGTTGGCGGCCGGATCTTCCAGTACGGCGACGTGGTTGCAGCAAACATCGTTGCGGATACGCATCAGCAGGACGTCACCGCGTTGAAACACTGCGGTAGGCGGCAGTTTGATGAAGCCCTCTGCGGCGAAGTTGTCCTCGAAGTGCGTGAAGCCGCGGTCGTTCCACTCGCCTTCGTACTGACGGGGGTAGTCGTTCATGGCGTAGGCGTGCTGCTGCCAGTACCAGTCGCGGACGGCGCTGTAGCAGTCATGGACGCCGTAGGCCCAAGGGCGGCCGATTAGGCCGGTATCTTGCGACGGATCCAGCCAAAACATCAGAGCGCTGGAGCAATCCCAGACCGCATAGGGCAGGTTGAGTGCTTTGGATGCGCGGATGTCGGCCTCAGACAGGCGCGGAAATTTGATGTGGGAGTGCCAGCTGCACAGGGCGTCGTCGAGGTATTGCGCTGTCTCGGCGGCTGAAATGGTGAAGGTGTCGGGCAGGGCGGCGGTATTGGTGCAGGTGACGACTTCGCCGGTAAGCAGGACAAATCCGCACGCTTCGACCGGGAAGGCGGCCTCGGCAGCAGTGCGGATGGCGGAGATCTGCTGCTGCGTAAGCGGGTTGCTGTAAGTGGAAAGCATCAGCCTGACTTATCAACGAGGCCGGGGAATCCCCCGAACGGTAGGCGGCTACCTGCGCCAAAGCGCAACTTGCAGCTTTCCAGTCGCTTACCGCATACGTCGTTACTGAGCGATGCGACGGAGTTGTCGTTGACGTCCCAGTAGTTGGAGCCGCTGTAGTGGCAACCGATGTTGCTGCGGTAGGTCCACTGGCATTGCTCGCGGAGCATTCGGCGGGCCGGGAGGCTGCGGCCTTCCAGGTCAAAGGCAACGGCGAGCTGGAACGTGACCGCTAGTTTGTTCTCGCCGCTTTTTTGCTCGACGAGCCATTCGTCTGGACCCCAGTAGGCATCTGGGTCTGCGCCGGGTTGGCCGTCAAGGTAGGTGGTGAGTGTACGGATGCGGCTGACGGTTGCACCAACGAGGTCGTCGTAGGTGTTGGCGAGGCCGGTGATGGCGAGGCCGATGTTGGCAAAGGTGATGCTGGGGCGAGCCAGCTGACCGCTGGTGTTGCGCTCGAAGCCCGACGCCTCAAGCGGTAGTGCGGTGTAGGTATCGCCTTGGTAGGCGATGTCCGAACCGTTGACTTGGCTCCAGTTGCAGAAGCGGTAAATGGCTTGGTCGGTGCTACCGGGTGGAAGTAATACCGTGATGTCTAGGGTGTAGAGGTCTACTACCGTTGCTAGACGGGATTTAATCGTTTCGGCATTAGGTGGCTGTTGCGTCATACGTAGATGCGCTCCAGCTCGTAAGCTATTTCATAGCGGTTGCAGCTCACGTAAGAGAGTTGCCAGCCGTCACGCAGTAAGTAGTTCTTAGGATTTTCGGTGAGCGCGATGGTGATTGGTACGCTGTTGGCAATGGTCACACTGGTAAGCACGCCACTTACGAGGTTAGCGGTGTAATTTGTAGGACGGGTGTACCCCGTTAGTACCAGGCTGCTTATATTTGTGTAGCCCAAAACCAGGATTCCCGCGCTAAACTGCGCCACAAACGATTTACTGGTATCAGGTGGGCTCCAGCTTATAGGGGTATCGGCGCTGCGCTTTAGCAAGGCTTCGATGGTGAAAGCGTCCGTGCTTTCTAGGATGTCGGTGCGGCAGCTCCAGACTTCCTTTTCGGCATTAAGGCCATCTGCCATGATCTGGCTGTAGCCATCGCCGAAGGCAGCACGTTGAAAACGCTTGTTCCGCTTGACGGTGCTAGCAGTGGTAAGAGGAATATCGTTGAATGTGAGGTAGCTCATCGCAGGACGCCTCCACCACGGCGCTGGTCAACGAGGGTTGCCAACACAATACCGCGAACTTGACCGGCGATTTGCTTTTGAGCCGCTGGACTCAGCTGCTCGCCGCTGTTCTCGACATTGATGGTGATGTTGTCCACCTGCACACTGTTGCCACCGCTGCCGGCCGATTCGACGCCAAGCCTGCCGCTGGGGAGGCGGCGGAGGGGCATGATGGCTTCCGGACCAGCCTCACCCATAAGTCCGAGGCGGCCGGCGCCGCCGTTGGCGAACTTGAACAGGGTGGGCTTGTTGACGATGCCGCCCATGGCGAAGGGGACGATGCCGTTCTTCGCAAAAGCGCCGCCCATGGCAAAACCGAAGTTCGGTCCAGCGGCCCCTTTGCCCGTAATTGGATCGAAGTACCCCTTACCGAAGCTACCACCACCAGGAGCAACGGCGCCAATGATCTGCATAATGCTGCGCAGAATTAGCTGCTGGATGATCATGCGAGCGGTGTCCCTAAGGATCGAGGCGGCGAACTCCTGGAAGTTGGCGGTGCCGGTGGTGACGAGGCTGAAGATGGCGTCCTCGACGCCTTTGATGCCGGTCTGGGCGAGCTGGGTCGTGGCCTCGCGCATGGTGCCAATCGACTGGACGTAGGCTTCGGCGCCTTCGCGTAGGCCGAGGCCGATGCGATCGTCCTGGCGAGTGCGCATTGCCTTGTTGAAGGCTTCTGCAGCTTCTGCATTTTCTCGCAAAAGCCGCGCACGCTCGGCGTACTGTTCGTTCTGCGCAGCTAGAGCGCGTTGAAGCTCGTCTTTTCTATCGGGGTTGTCTTTAACAAGCTGATTATATGTTGTTTGTTCCTGGCTTTGCTCTTTACGAAGTCCGAGTAGACGCTCTTCTAGGTCTATAAACTCAGGGCGCACGCCTTCTAGGGTAAGGCGATTACGCAGAGTCTGCAGTTCGTTACTGTCGCGCATTGTCGCGTTTTGTTGCCTAAGGGCATCTGTGGCCTTGAGCGTGAATTGCTCAAATAGCGCAGCGCGTTCCTTAGATACGTTGGCTTCGATAAGTTGTTGCTGAGCTTCGGCCTGCGTTACGTCGAGACCCTCGATGACCGCACCACCGCTCGCTCTGATTGCGCGGTTCTGCTGGGCTGCAGCGCCTGTGGGCATACGTGCCGATCCGCGCTGCAGATGCAAAAGCCGCATCGGGCCATCCTTTGTATTTATCTCTACTGCGTATCCGCCTGCACCTGTAAAACCTAGATCGCGCAGTAACGTGGCGCCATTTTTTAGTGTTATGCCACTGCCTGAAGGTGTTCCAAAATCTATACCTGCGTGAAAATTACGGCCGAATAAGCTCCTGGGACCGTAAGGGCTAGTAACTCCGTAGCTAGAAGGAGTGCGGCCATTAACACTTAAATAGCGGTCTGCATCTGCAGCTGTAATTCGACGACCATCGGCCCAGCGTGCGTCTAGGTGAGGGCCGGTGCTTTGCCCCGTACTACCCGTTCTAGCAATGACACCCGTAGTGCCGCGTAGCATTGCTGCACCTTGGGCGTCAAAGGTGGCACGTACTGCAGCGCTTTGTTGCGTCTGCTTAGCCAGGCGCACGTCTTGAGCTGCGCGGACACGGCGCTCCTCGATTTCGCGGAGGCTGCGCTGCAGATCCTCAAAGTTGCTTACGATGTCGCGTGCTGCACCAGTTTCGCGTAAGATGCGGTTCTGTGCTTGGGCGTCGTCGAGGCGTTTCTGCAGCTCGTAGCGCTGACGGTCCAGCTCGATTTGGTGTTGGAATACCCTGTCGGCTGCACGCAGCTGCTGGTCGAGCAGGGTGTTGGCCAGGCGCTGCTGTTCGGCGGCCGCGGCTTGGCGCTCTCTGTCGGCTTTGTCCTTGGCTGCTTTTTTCTTCTTTTCCTCGTCTGTGGCCGGAGAGGGGAATATGGGCAGTTGTCCGGGGAAGCGTTGTTGAGCGCTAGCAGGTACATAGCGACCTGTGTCGGCCAAGGCAACGGGTGGGCGTTCCTGCGTGGCGCGTATGCCAGTGCCGATCAGACGCCCGATAACAGGATTGCCAGGAGCTAGTACCGTGCCTATGGTTTGAGCACCTCCCTGCGCCATTGCTTTACGCAGAGGCTCAGGTAATGATTGCCAACGCTTTAGTATGCCACTGAATATACCGTTAAATGTGGAATCAAAGCTGGTTACTAAGGCACCCGCTGTGTTTGTGAGTATATTTTTTGCCGCTTCCCATGTATCCGTAATTACCTTTACGTTAGTCTTTACGATGTCTACGGCGAGCCTCCATGCAGATTCGAAATCAGTTTTAATTATGTATAGGAGGCTGTCTACCCACGTTTTGAACTCCTTGTTATTGTCATATAAAGCTGCACCTAACAGACCTAGAGCTGCTGTGCCTGCTGTCACCCAGCCAAATCCCGGAACAGCTGCGAGTGCGGCACTAAGACCTCGCACAGATAAAGCCGAAGTCGCGGCAACGTCTCCCGTAATTTTTACAGCGGAGGCAGTACTTGTAAGTAGTGCCAATACCTTTATAGTTGCTAAACCTTCTAGTGCCGCTTTGAGTCCAATCAAGCCCAAAGTAACGGCACCCAGCTGCAAGGCAAACGTCGCTAGGCCCGAAGCAGTTTTGTTTTCAATTAGAAACTCAAACGCAGCGGCTATGCCCTTAAGCGCGGCAACTACAGAGGGAGTAATGGTAGTAATAAACTCTGCAAAAGCACTCTGTAAAGAGGCGCCAATGGGTTGCAAGGCGCGTCCCACCTCTAGCTGCATGTTTTGCATTGCAACTGTCAAACGAGCGCCTGCCTCTTGGCTGGAAGCGGCAATCTTGAGTGCCGTTTGTCCGTACTCAGTGCTGATTAGCTGCAGGAACTTCATTAGGTCGTTGAGACCTACTTGGCCCTCCTGGAGCGCCTTTTGCAGCTGAGGGCCGGTCATGCCGGCCGCCTTGGCGAAGAGGGTGAAGGTGCCGGGCAGTCGCTCAGCGATCTGGTTGAGTTCTTCGGCGCTGACCTTGCCCTTGGAGAAGACCTGCGTGAGTGCGAGGAGGGCGCCATCGGCCTGCTCAGCGTTGCCGCCAGTGGCTTTCACTGCCTCGCTTACGGCACGGAATGCAAAAGCGGAGTCGCTTACCGTGCCACCGGCGCCCTTGACGGCGGCGCTCAGTCGGGTCATGCCCTGGATCGCAACCTCCTGGGGGATGTTGAGATCGCGGGTAACCGAGGCGGCTGCGGCCAAAGCCTGGCTGTAAGCGTCTTGGGAGCCGACGATGCCCCGCAGAGCGATCTGCAGCTTGTCGATGCGGGCCGAGTAGTCGGTCACTGTGCCGAGCTGCTGGCGGAACATGCCGACCTGCGCACCAAAAGCCGCGCCAGCAAAGGCGCCGCCCACGCCGCCCACAGCCAAACCGCCGAGGCCGCCGATCAAGCCCTCGGGGCCGCCAAAGATGCCACCGCTAAGCGCCGCACCAACGCCCTGAGCGAGTTGCATCCCGCTTAGGCGGCGGCCTCGGCGCTTATCCGCGATGCCCATACGCCTGTCAAAGTCGGCAAGCTGAGTATCAAACTCTTTCTTACGTAGTTGGCCTTCTAACTCAAGCCCTTCAAGAGCCTTGTCAATATAGATTTGATTGTATTTAGCTTGTAATTCAGTGCGCTGTATGAATGCCCTCTCATAAATGTCCGTTACAGATCGTTGTGCAGATTCAACGGACTGCAGCGCCTGCGTAGCTGCTTCCGGGAATGGCTGCGGGCCTATGGGGCGGGCGTACGCGGCTTCGTCTACACGGATTCGCCCCGGTGTGTACGCACCAGCGGCAATCATGGCTCCTGTGTTGGGATCTCGGTAACCTCCAACGCCAGGCGCTAATGGTCCCTGAGTTGCGTAATACTCTTGAATACCGGCTAATTTGCCTTCTCTACGGCGTACGCCACTTTCTGCGATGTTGAGCTGTCTAAAGGCGTCGGCAGTGCCTAATATGTCGGTCCGCAACTGCCTCTGTATTTCGGCCATACGCAGAGCCACGTCCACGTATGTGGAACTGCCGCGTGTGGTATTTACAAGGCGCTCGCTCAATTCCGCCAGTTCTTGATTAAGACCTGCGGTAGTGTTGGGCAGATCGCCCATCCGCTGCCCGATGCGCTCTGCGGAATAAAAGCCTGTGGTTAAGGTGGTTTCGTTAAATGCGGCAGCAGCTGTGCGCACAGCTTCGCGTCCGCTGCGGACGCTTTCACCGAATGTAAGTTGCCGCTGTGCGGTGAGTGCCCTATTAAGACGTTGTTCTGCGGTGGCGCGTTCTTCTATGGTGGTAGCTAGTCTGCGCTCCCTACCGCTGCGCAGATCAATCTCGTTGATTACTTGTCGCTGCAGCTCGATACCCGCGTTTATCGACGTAAGTGTCGCTCGTACTCCTGCTGCTGTGGCCGGGAAAGCTCTACTAAGCGCTACGTTAAGCTCCCTTGCTACGGTGGTTACTGCTGTTATGCGCTCTGCGATCTGAGCAATATCGCTGCTTAGCGTGTCGTAAGCTCTGGAATTAGCGCGGGTCTGCTCCTGAATGCGTACCAGGGCAGCCCGGTGCTCTTCAAGGACTCGGACGTTACGGGTTGTTTCGCTGAACGTGGCTACCAACGCATTGCGTTGTGCCATAAGCGCGTCCGTAGCACCCCGTTGTACTTCGCCTACACGTCGAATGTCGTCGGCTAGGCTTCTATACGCATCGCCGCAAAAGTCGGCCTGAGACCGTAAGCCTTGTAGTGCTGATACAAGACCTTTGGTTACTGCTTCACTATTACCGGCTGTCTTAGCAAATTCAAAAATACTGTTGCGGGCACCTATGATGTCCTGCTCGGACATCTTTGTGACTTTGCTTAAGTCACGAAAGGAACCGCGAATCTTATCTAAGCCTTCAAACTTCTCTAAACCTAAACGTACAATAATATCTTCAATCTGCTTAGCCATCCTGCTTATCCTCCCCCTTAGCCAACGCGCTGAGAGCGGCAGTTTCCATGATCTGCAGGCCCTCCAGCATGTCGAGGCGGTCGTCCACGCAGTATAGGTCCATCAGGCCGCCAGGCATCAGCAGCACCTCGTATTTCAAACCGAGGTAGCCCGCCATGGTGGTGTTCCACTGCGTCTGCATTCTTAGGAACATCATTACGATGTCCCAATTTTCGTCCCAGACCTCGTAAGGGGCGGCGGGTTTGGGTTTCGCGTCTTCGGGTAAGACTAAACCGAAGACTTTGGCATCGTCTTCGGTCTTATCTTCCTCCTGCTTACCGCCTACCCAGAACTCCGCCGCACCCTTCAGTTTCCCGACTTAGCGCCGTCGAAGGTCTCGGTGTAAGCCTTCAGGACACCGCGCACCCAGTAGGGGTCGTCGGCGAAGTCGGTGAGCGCTTCGATGGAGAAGGGGAGGTCGGTGCCGTCTTCGTCGCTGATGCCGTTCCAGCCGAGCACGACGGCTTTGAGCAGGGGCAGATCGCCCTTCTCGCTGAGTTTGCCGAACTCCTTACGGCCCAGGCGCTTGAAGGTGATGTCGAAGGTGCTGGAGTCGAACGTGCCGCCGTCAGCGGGTTCTTCGATGGTTACAGGCCACTTGAAGGTCTTGACCTTCTTGCGAACGAACGCCATAAGTTGAGGGGCGTAAATGGGATGCTTTCGTACTATAGGCGCAAAAAAGCTAAGCCGGAAGCGAAGGTGCTTGCGGCTTAGCTAAGGCGGGTGTGTTGAGGTGCTCAGCCTTCGGCGGTGGAACTGTCCAGCTGAGCCGGCGCAGTGTCCGCTTCCGGCTCAGCTTCCGACTTAGCTTCCGGCTTAGCTTCCGACTTAGCGTCCAGCTGAGGCTGAGCGGCGTCCAGCTTAGCGGGCTCGGTGCGGTCGAGCAGTTGCCACTTGCCGGTTTTCTCGTCGAGGAGGTAGCTGCCGCCCTCGGCCGGGATGGGGTCGGGGGTGGGCAGCGCGGAGGTCTTGGCCATAAGTGGCGTGGGGGTGTGGATGTGTGGGGGTGCGCTGCCGCTCAGGTGAACGCGAGGCTTACCTCGTCGTTGCCGGCGGTGGTTGGGACGGCGATGTAGGGGATGTTGAGCATCTGGATGCCGTCCTGGTCGCCATAGGAGGGGTTGGCGATGTCGCACTGGCCGGCGGTGAGCGTGACGCGGTTGCCGGCGGTGGTGCCGTGCAGGAAGGTCAGGTTGCCGGTCGTCTCGGTCTGGGCGAGGTTGAAGTAGTCCTTGGTGGCCAGGGTGGGGGCCTCGATCATGACCGTGCCAGCGGGCTTGCGGTCGGTGATCAGGACTTCCTTGGTGCAGCCGACGAGTTCGCGGTAGACGGTGCTGTTGGCAATGTCGAAGCTCACCGACTGGAGACAGCCGGCGTAGGAGAAGAACTGGAACGCCGAGGTGTTGCCCTGCTTGAAGACCAGGGGGCTGGCTTGGGTGCTGTAGGTGACAGCGGGGGCGGCGGTGTCTGTGGGTGCGTTGTAGACGCCGGTCATCGTGAAGTCGATTGTGGGGATCTCGCCCACGGCTGCGTTCAGGGTGAAGGTGCCACGGCAGCCGGTGGCTTTGTGGAGCACACCGTCGTTGTTGAAGTAGATCGTGGCACTGGCGAAGGCGGCGCTGACCGGGGCGTAGGTGACGCTGGTGGTAGCGACGATGGTTTCGCTCATGCCGCACGCCTGGAGAATCGAGCCGTAGCGGGGAGCCGTACCAGCGGTGCCGGAACCGGCCATTTCGACCTGGAACGTGATGCTCACGCGGCTGTTGGCGAGCAGCTGCGGGCTGTTGCCGAGGTAAGGGCGGATGAGATCGCGGCTGACGAGATCAGCCTCGATCGGGGTGATGTCAAGGTTGCGCACCAGCAGCGCGTCGGTGCCTGCCGGCGAGCTGTCGGTGCCGTAGGTCACCTCCTTTTTCACGAGGATTAGACGCTTCCGAGTCAGTGCCATGTGTGCCTAGGAGGTTGCCCTCCTACTCGTGGTATGCAGAGCACAGGCTAGGCAGCGAGGCTTACAACGATTACGGACTCGACGCACCTTAGATGCTTAGGTCGCTTACCGATGTGCGGTAGAGGATTCTGTAATTGTTGAAAATTACGCCTACGGGAGTGTCGGCGGCCTCTAGGGTAAATTCGGTGGGGCCTGGTTGTACGTCGTAGCAGAGTCCGCCTAGGGTGAGGTCGGCGACAAGTTTGCTGTGCATCGACTCGATTATGGGGTCGGCGGCTTGATCGGGTACAGCATCACGCACAATGATTACCACGCGCATGTTTAGTACGTGGTCGAGTGTGGGCAGCGATGTGTTCTGCGTCGGCACGTTGCTTACGGGCTCGACGATGAGGGCGGCGCTCTCGGCGCGTGCCACCGGCTCGACGCGGCTGCGGTAGATGCGCGTGCCAACGCCAACGGTGCCGACGAGCGTGGTCCGCACCGCGCTAAGGATTTGCTCGCGCTTGGTTGTCATTGACTAATTCCCGTGATGATTACACGGCCACGCTTGACGCTAATGGAGCTGGTGGCGCTGTGGTTGGCTACCTGCAAGCTAAGTTCGTCGTTGGCGGCCATGCTTACAAGCCAGGTGGTGATTAGGGGCGAGTCATTGCTATGGCTAAACGTGCGACATTCGCTCTGCGTAATGCCTACACCGTTCTTAGCTAAGCGGAGTCCGATGATTTGATTATTACCAGCATGTGCATCTATCGCGGCGCTTACGCTTACGATTTGCGTTGCGCCGCTCGTGTTCTTTAGGCCGAAGAGATCGGTGGTGCCGAGGCTTATGCCGTAGGCGGTGGTGGAGTCGAAGGTGGCGGTGAGGCCGGTGGAGACGTAAGTGCCTTGGGTGGCGATGCTTACGGTGCCGGTGTTGCCGTAGCTGGCTTGGCCGCGGACGTGGACGCCGGCCAGGAAGTAGGGGAGGGCGTTCCAGGTGGTGGAGCCGGTGCCG